GCGTAATATACTATGATATTCATAAAGAATATTCTTTTTATAAGCGAATATATTTTGAGTACATAATTATTTATTTAGAAAGATTTAAAAGTTTTTAAGAATATTAAGAAAATAAAAAGATTATGTAATCGTTTTCCTTAAGTAGCGTAATATACTATGATATACTATGATATCACAATGTTTTTTCATAAAGTTATAAAGAATATATTTTGAGTACATAATAATTTATTTAGAAAGATTTAAAAGTTTTTAAGAAAATTAAGAAAATAAAAAGATTATGTACTCGTTTTCCTTAAGTAGCATAATATACTATGAGATTCATAAAGAATATTCATATTTTATAAGAGAATATAATTTGAGTACATAATTATTTTTTCAGAGATTTTTTAGAAGTTTTAAGAATATTAAGAAAATAAAAAGATTATGTACTCGTTTCCTTAAGTAGCATAATATACTATGAGATTATAAAGAATATTTATTTTTCATAAGAGAATATATTTTGAGTACATAATTAATTATTTATAAAAGTTTAAGAAGTTTTAAGAAATTTAAGAAAATAAAAAGATTATGTACTCGATTTCCTTAAGTAGCAGAATATACTAAGATATCATAAAGATTATTCTTTTTATATAATAGAATATATTTTGAGTACATAATTAATTATTTAGAAAGATTTAAAAGTTTTAAGAATTTTAAGAAAATAAAAAGATTATGTACTCGATTTCCTTAAGTAGCAGAATATACTAAGCGATTAATACTATATATTAATAAGTTATAAGAAAAAAAATAGATAAATATAATTTATTATGTACTCTTTTTAAATTGTATTATCAAACATATTGAAAAAATGTCAATAAGTATATCGAAATAAATAAAGTTATTGATTTTATATAAATATCAAAAGTATTTAGATTTTCATGTAAATATTCTGGAACTTTTTCATATAAATTATTAATTATACCTGTATGATATATTAACAATGATATAATAACTAATACTAAACTTTTCTTAATTATATCAATTTCAATATTAAAATACGGGAAGTTATCATTTTTTTCTAAAGCTACATTTTTTGTATAATTATTATTTATATCATTATAATTTTGTTGTTGATATTGTTGTTGTTGTTGTGGTTGTTGTTGGGGTTGTTGGGGTAGTTGTTGAAATTGTTGGACTGGTGAATATTGAGGAGTAGTCTGTTGATGTTTTCCATTATCTTCATTATTTTTAGAAGTCATAAGTTCTTCTCTGAACTCGTTTAGAACATCTTGGACGATAGGGTCATTTATATCGCTTTGGTCTATTGTTGTTCTATCAGTTTTTAATGGTAGTGAATTAGTTGGTGTTGACATAACTTGTTAATATAATATAATATTAGATTAAGATTACTATATTTATAACGCAATAAAAAAAGTATATATATGATAATTATTTATTTTTTAATAACTTTTTTACATTTACCAGTATTTATATTTCTAGCCTCTCCGTCTTTACATTTATTAACACATCTTCCGGTAATAGAATTTACTTCTTTTCCTTCAGGACATTTAATTTCTTTTTTTACAACATCTTCATTAGTCGCAACAACATTTATAGTTTTAACTTTATCATTTACATTTTTTACAACCTTTTTACATTTCCCTGTAATTTTGTCTCTTACTTCTCCGTCTTTACATTTATTAACACATCGTCCAGTAATAGGATTTACTTCTTTTCCTTCAGGACATTTAATCTCTTTTTTTACAACACTTGGATTAGTAGCAACAATAACATTTACATTTCCATCATCAACATTCACAACCTTTATTGTATTATCTACCTTATTAACAATTTTTTTGCATTTCCCTGTAATTATATCTCTAACTTCACTATCTTTACATTTATTAACACATCTTCCTGTAATAGGATTTAATTCTTTTCCTTCGGGACATTTAATATCTTTTTTAACATCTTTTTTAACATTTTTTTTAACACCTTTTTTAATATTAACTTGTGGTATTTTCGGAATGATAACACGATCAATTAATTGTATATCTTCATATGAGTATAATGATGGTATATTATTTTTTATAGGACATTTTAAATTCAAATAATTATATAAAGATATTTTAGTTTTTTCAGTTTGAAAAAGTTTATATAGTTCTGATTTATCACTTAAATAATTATTATATTGAATATTCTCTGCTATCCTTTTATTTTCATAATTATTAATATATTTTTCTTTTTTATTTATATTTACTAATTCTTTTTCATTAATATTTTTGAAATAATCTTCAATATTTTTTTTAAGTATTGTAATATCATTTGAACTATTATTAGCTATATCAATAACTTTATGTTCTATATTAATTAATATACTCATTTAATAATATTAAGGATAAAAATAATATTCAACGTAATATAATATCTTCAAACATTCCTTTATAAAATGTTTGCAAACTTTCAGATGGGTTCATTTGATCTTCATAAACACTTCTTGGAACATATTTAACTACAACTTTATCTTTTTTACATACCAACTTATTACTATAATATCCTTGAATAATTAATAATATACCAATAAATAATAAAAATATTGCGATAGCCTTCATACTTAATATTACTAAATAAGAAAAAAAATAAATTGTATTCACAAATAATTAATAAATTACTTTTGTCTTTCACTCCATACATCGACATTCTCAATTGAACTTTTTAGAGAATCTAATTCAATATTATTATCTTTATCAGAATCTGAACCAACAGGTGCAGCATTTGATGCAACCTTATTTTTTCTTTCCTCAAAAATAACATCTTTATCATCCATATTTTTCTTATATTCTTTCATAAGAGTATTAAGTTGTGTTTCCGAATATTCTTGATTATCTAAACATTCAGGATTTGGCGACCAAGGACACCAACAACCAACTTGTGCGATATAAATATTAAACTTTGTATCAATCTTCTTTAAGAACTCACTACGGGTTTTAGCCTCTTCGAGAGTATCAAATGTACCTCTTACTTTGATACCTCTCATTGATGTTACGAAGTTATTATCTCTATGATAACTTTGCTCTAATTCATCGTTATTTACTGATTTGTAAAAAGTATATTGTTCGTTCATTTCTTTATTATCAAAAATATAAGAATGATTGTCTCGAATAGTATTAACCATATCAGCTGTATCAGGATATTTTTCTTTTATTCCATCGAGTAAAACTTTCATATCATCTCCGAATTTACCAATAAACTTAGATAGAATATATAAATCTTTTTTCACAATAACATCTTCAGGACTTAGGAAAGATAAGAGAACATAATTTTGCGCTCTAATCGGTTTATCTTCATCAAGATAATCAGTTTCTTTTGTAGTTACGAGAACAGAGGTATCTTCCATTACGTCTATTTATAGTATTTAATATAATTTAAATCTTATATATATTTTTTTTAAAATTATATTATAATAGTAAAATGAAAGTATTCTACGAACATTATGATGAATTTAAAATATTTATTAAATATATTATAGGGGGTATAATAATAGCTTTTACAGTATCTATAATGCCTAATAATAAATTAGATGTAGGTGAGATATGGTTAATTGGTTTAATAACATCAAGTACTTACGCTATACTTGATTTATTGTCAAATACTGAAAAAATAAATGTTGAAAAAATATGCGGTTTAAAAGAGGGTTTTAGAATATAGTAAAATTAAAGTGAAGGTATAATATCATAATCCAAATCAACACATATTTTTTTCCATATTTGATCTTGTACGTATAGTTTTTCCCTACTTTTTAATAATGGAAAATATTTGAGATATTCATTTAAACCAAGAATTTGAAAAAACTTATAGAGTACATAACTATAAGATAAAAAGTTTTTTCTATCTTTAGGACAATGTTTTAAAAAAGGTGCTTGAATACTTCTAAACATACTACATAATTTTTCTTCTAATTCTGGGCTAAATTGAGGAGTTGGTATACCGCTTATTCTATTAATAATATAGTTAATATGTTCATAATACTTATTAATCCTTAATCTTTTTAGTATATCTCGCATTTTAATATAAGTAATAGTTTTGAGATCAATTATCTTTTCTTTCTTAATTTCTGCTAATATTTTTTCAAAAATATCATCTGGAATATCGGTACTTTCTTTTCCCTGAACTTGATTACACCATTCTCTAAAATGATTTATTCTTTTATAGCAAAAATGGGATGTGTCTTTTGTATTCTGTTTTAAGATAGGTCTGTTTTGTTCTACTAAAAGTAATTCTTGATATCCACACATATTACATATCATAATTGCATCTTGTTGTAAACAAGTCATTTGATTTTTACATACTTTACATATTTCTATGTTTTTATCTTCAACATTTCTAACATATTGTTTATCTATTATAGACATATATTTATCAACTAATGCACTTTTATCATATAGTGTATCATCGTTATTATTAGAATCTATATATTCTTCGGTTTTAAAGTTATTACTATTCACTTCTTCACCTATAATATTGTTTAAATCAGATGTATTGTTTATTATATTTTTTGAATCTATATTATTAAGAGCATCTAATACATTTATAGTTGTCGCTGAAACTATACTTCTTTTTTTTTTTGAATCATTTTTATATATTTTAGGTTGTCTATTCAATAATTCGCTCGTAGATACTATGGTATTTTGTTGCTCTATATTATGATAATTATTTATATCAGATTGCTTTTCAACAGTTTCATAATATTGAAATAATATATAGCTTGTATTTTTATAATAATCTATTTCATCGTATGTATTTAATTCTTTAATACATATTTTTAGTTCTGATATTTTTTCACGTAATATAATGTTTTTCGTCCATAACAAATTACCTTTCTCTTTATCCTTCGATATTTCACATTTTTCAAGTTGTGAAATAATAGAAAGTATTTCTTTTTCATATTTACATAATAATAAATTATATTCTTCTTTGAGTATATCGCTATCTTCAAAACCTTTTATTATATTATTGTGCATTGCATCGAGTGTAAAAGTGTCATTGTTATCATTTGACACCTTTTTCTTTGATGATTTTTCTTTGAACATCATTATAGATATTTTATTAAATAAAAGGTTTATATGATAAAATATTTTTATTCGTCCTATTATTCATATTTTTTTCTCCTCTAATAGTATAAAGTATATAGCGTAAATGGGTGGTGGTCTTCTTCAACTAGTAGCTTATGGTGCTCAGGATGTTTATTTAACTGGTAATCCCCAGATTACCTTCTTCAAGGTTGTATATCGTCGTCATACTAACTTCGCAATTGAAGCTATTCAACAAACTTTTAACGGTAACCCCATTTATGGTAGCACCGTAAATTGTCAAATATCACGAAATGGTGATTTAATTAATCGCATGTATCTTCAAGTAGATGTTGAAAAGAGAGCACAAGGTATTGATATGTCATATGTTAATTATCTAGGTCTTCGTTTAATTAAATCAGTAGTTATTGAAATTGGTGGACAACAAATTGATAAACATTATTCCGATTGGCTTTACATTTGGAATGAATTATCTCTTCCACTCGGAAAACGATATGCTTATGATAATATGGTTGGTGCTGATAAAGATATACTTTCTGCTTCGGGTAGTACCTTATATATACCTCTTGAGTTTTGGTTTTGTCGTAATGTTGGTTTAGCCTTACCTCTAATCGCTTTACAATATCATGAGGTAAAAGTTAAAATAGATTTTGAAACTAAGGCGAAATGTTTTTGTTCTGCGGGGGGTGGTGACTCATTATTAGCAACAGTCAATACTGAGTTTCCAAGTGATCTTAAAAATGTAGCATTATGGGTTGACTATATTTTCCTCGACACTGACGAACGTCGCCGTTTCGCTCAATTATCACACGAATATTTAATAGAACAACTTCAATTTACAGGAACTGAAACACTATCTAAGGGAAGTAATCGTATTAAATTAAATTTTAATCATCCATGTAAAGAATTAATATGGGTTGCTAAAATGAGTAACGTCACTGCTAAAGCATCTCGTTGGTATGATTATACCGATAGTGATTTAGTAGATACTGCTTCTTTTGATTCTCCAGGACTTGCTGGAGGACAATTAAAAGATCCTTCTACATTTCAATTAGGTACATCAGCAAATGGTAAAAATCCTTTTATTGACGGTATTCTTCAATTAAATGGAAATGATCGTTTCGCTATACGTAAAGGTTCATACTTTAATTACGTTCAACCTTATCAACATCATACAAACATTCCAACTAATGCAGGTATTAATGTATATTCATTTGCTCTTAAACCTGAAGATCATCAACCAAGTGGAACACTAAATATGTCTCGTATTGATACAGCAACCCTTATGGTGAATGTTGTTGCAACAACAAAACCTGATACAGGTGGTAATCCTACTCCAGCTGTATTCGATGGTATTCAAATATACGCAGTAAATTATAATGTACTTCGTATTCTATCGGGTATGGGTGGTCTTGCTTATTCTAATTAAAATATATACAATTTTATCTATAGATATTATTACAAATACATTACATATATTATTGTGTAATATAGTCCTTTTTTTTTTCTCCTCTAATAGTATAAAGTATATAGCGTAAATGGGTGGTGGTCTTCTTCAACTAGTAGCTTATGGTGCTCAGGATGTTTATTTAACTGGTAATCCTCAAATTACCTTTTTTAAAGTTGTATATCGTCGTCATACTAACTTCGCTATCGAAGCTATTCAACAAACTTTCAATGGAACACCAGGTTATGGAAATCGTGTAACTTGTCAAATATCACGCAACGGTGATTTAATACATCGTATGTATTTAGCGGTTGATATGGAAGGTAATACTAAAACTTTATGTCCTTATTTTGGTCTCCGTCTTATTAACCATGTAGAAATAGAAATAGGAGGACAAAAAGTAGATAAACATTATTCACATTGGATGTATATTTGGAATGAATTATCTTTACCAAAATCAAAAAAAGAAGGTTATAGTAAAATGGTTGGTGGTGCTGGTGGTATTATAACAGATATGTTATATGTTCCTCTCGAGTTTTGGTTTTGCAGAAATGTTGGTCTAGCATTACCTTTAATCGCTCTACAATATCACGAAGTAAAAGTTAATATCAATTTTGAAACAGCAGAAAATTGTAATAGTCATTCTGAATCTGATCCTTTACTTGCTCTTGGACCATCTTCACTTTGGGTTGATTATATTTTCCTTGATACTGATGAACGTCGTCGTTTCGCTCAATTATCACACGAATATTTGATAGAGCAACTTCAATTTACAGGGTCTGATTCAATAACAGGACTTCAAATGAAACCCAAGTTATCTTTTAATCACCCTTGTAAAGAATTAGTATGGTTTTGTGCTAATAAATTTAATACATCATCCAGAATTACTGATAACAATAATTGGACTAATTATTCTACTACTGTCGGAAACACTAAAACATCGACAATAGTATCAACAAATCCAATTGCTAAAGCTAAATTAGTTCTTAATGGTAATGATAGATTTTCCGAACGCCCTGGATCATATTTTAATTTAATTCAACCATTTCAACATCACGAAAATATCCCTTCAAATCCTGGAATTAATGTATATTCTTTTGCATTAAAACCTGAAGAACATCAACCAAGTGGAACACTTAATATGTCACGTATTGACACAGCAGTTCTTAATTTAGACTTTAATGCACAAGTAGCTGGTGTATCTCGTAATTTATATGTTTATGCGGTAAATTATAATGTACTTCGTATCTTATCGGGTATGGGCGGTCTTGCTTATTCTAATTAAAATATATCTAAGTTTATCTATATATATTATTGTGTAATATAGTCCTTTTTTTTTTCTCCTCTAATAGTATAAAGTATATAGCGTAAATGGGTGGTGGTCTTCTTCAACTAGTAGCTTATGGTGCTCAGGATGTTTATTTAACTGGTAATCCTCAAATTACCTTTTTTAAAGTTGTATATCGTCGTCATACTAACTTCGCTATTGAAGCTATTCAACAAACACCGACAGGGAGTAATTCATTGGGATCTCGGGCAAGTATCCAAATTACACGCAATGGTGATTTAATCCATCGTGTTTATTTCAATGGTAAAATAAAAAATACTGGTTCTGCATTAGCAGTAGCACTTGTTCCTAATTTTGGTCAAAAACTTCTTAAAACTGTTGAATTAGAAATTGGCGGACAACGCATAGATAAGCATTATTCTGAATGGCTTTATATTTGGAATGAACTTTCTCTTCCTGTTGGAAAACGTGATGGTTATAATGTTATGGTTGGTGCTAATAGTACCAATAGTTGTACAAAACTAGATTTTGGAAAATCATATGAAGTATATGTTCCATTAGAATTTTGGTTCTGTAGAAATGTTGGATTAGCATTACCGTTAATAGCACTTCAATATCATGAAGTAAAAATTAATGTTGAATATGAAAGTATAGAAAATTTATGTGATAAATCTCTAACCAATTTATGTTTCGGACAAGATATTGCTGATGGCTGTACTAATGGAAATAGAGAGATAGGAACAGCTACCGCATTAGATGCGCTTTCAACCCCACCACACTTATTCCAAACAAATCCTCAAATATCATTAGAAGAAGCTGTATTATGGGTTGACTATATTTTCCTCGATACTGACGAACGTCGTCGTTTCGCTCAATTATCCCATGAATATTTAATAGAGCAACTTCAATTTACAGGAACTGACACTATTACTGAAAGTGTTGACTCTATGAAAAGTATTCGTATGAACTTTAATCATCCTTGTAAAGAGTTAGTTTGGGCTGTTAAGACTACAACTGCTTTAGCGAGTGGAAAAGTTTTCTGGAATAACTTCTCTACTGCAAACCCTGGAGCAACTGCAGCAAACTTTGAAACAGTTAATGACTATATTTCATCATCAAATCCTATAACTCAAGCTAAAATTATGCTAAATGGTAATGATCGTTTTGCTACACGCAAAGGTGATTATTTCTCACTCGTACAACCTTATCAACATCACGAAAATACTCCTGATAAATATCATCAAGGTATTAACGTATATTCATTTGCACTTAAGCCCGAAGAACACCAACCAAGTGGAACTCTCAATATGTCACGAATTGATACAGCTGTTCTTTCATTGTCATCATCAGTAACAGGAACTATACATGTATATGCTATAAATTACAATGTTTTACGTATCTTATCAGGTATGGGTGGTCTTGCATATTCTAATTAATTTATACTAATAATTTTATTTTTTTCATAATAATAAATAATTATTTATTAAACGAATAAATGATTTTGAGTAAATTATTTTTTTATTATATTTGAATCTCATAATATATTCTGCTACTTAAGGAAAACGAGTACATAATCTTTTTATTTTCTCAATATTCTTAAAACTTATAAAAGTTTTATAAATATTCAATTATGTACTCAAATGATAATCTCTTATAAACTTTATGAAAATACAATGTAATCTCTTACTATATTATTCTACTTAAGGAAAAACGAGTACATAATCTTTTTATTTTCTTAATATTTTTAAAACTTATAAATGTTTTCAATATAATTAATTATGTACTCAAAATATATTCACTTATAATATTTAAAAAAAATAATGTAATCTCATTGTATATTATGCTACTTAAGGAAAACGAGTACATAATCTTTTTAATTTCTTAAATTTATTAAAACTTATAAAATCTTTCTAAAAATTAAATTATGTACTCAAATGATAATCTCTTATAGACTTTATGAAAATACAATGTAATCTCTTACTATATTATTCTACTTAAGGAAAACGAGTACATAATCTTAAATTTATAAAACATTTCTATAATTTTAATTATGTACTCAAAATATAATATATTATATTTTTTTAATATAAAATGTAATTACTTAGTATATTATGCTACTTAAAGGAAAAAAATGACTACATAATTTTTTTATGTTATATTCAATAACAAATGATTGAACTAATATTTACAAGACCAATAGAAGTACAATCGTTTGGTGATTTTAAAGTTCAAAAAAAATATTATGTTCCAAATTCAAGTGGAGGAAAAATAGTTCAAATTATAAAGAAGAAGACAGAAATAAAGGATGCTGACGGAATTAAATATTCAACATCTAAAGACATTACTGAATATACATTTGGAAATGTAAAGTTTAGCAATGATGATTATGTTGAAGTATTTCAAATTGTTAAAGAACAATCTTTACATGATAATATACAAAATGGTGCTCTTACGAAATATGACTATAATAATGCCCCTATTATATTTGATAGTATATATGATGAAGAAAGATTACCATATTTAACTGTTGGAAAAATTGATGTAACTGGAATAAATTATTATTTACTTCCTGAAAAATATAAGGAATTCTCGAATATTTTTAATCTGGTTAAAGAACCTTATGGTCCTGCGAATGGGTTGCTTACATTTCCACTAACTAATGAATATGAGTTTAAATATGTTGTTAATTGGTTAGATAACAATTCGAAATATGGTTCTCTTCATCATCATATAGAAGTAAAATGGAATAATTATAGAACCATTCTATCTAATTTTGTAAATGAAAAACTAGAAGATAAAATTGTTACGAATCATTATGTAAATTTAGAGTAGCAGATGAAAAAACTTAAATTAAAAATAAAAATAACCATCTGCTAAATGTAAATCACATCATAAAAAGACTAAATTATATTATTTTTGTATATATTCTATTATAACTTATTGAAAAAAACAATGTAATTTCTTAGTATATTATGCTACCTTAAGGAAAACGAGTACATAATCTTTTTATTTTCTTAAATTTATTAAAAATTTTAAAATCTTTCTAAAAAATAAATTATGTACTCAAAATATATTTGATTATAAAAAAGAATATTCTTTATAATTTCTTAATATATTATGCTACTTAAGGAAAAGAGTACATAATCTTTTTATTTTCTTAATATTCTTAAAACTTTTTAAATCTTTCTAAAAAATAAATTATGTACTCAAAATATATTTGATTATAACTTATTGAAAAAAACAATGTAATTTCTTATTATATTATGCTACTTAAGGAAACGAGTACATAATCTTTTTATTTTCTTAATATTCTTAAAACTTTTTAAATCTTTATAAAAAATAAATTATGTACTATAAATAAATTCTCTTATAAAAAAGAATATTCTTTATAATTTCTTAATATATTATGCTACTTAAGGAAAAGAGTACATAATCTTTTTATTTTCTTAATATTCTTAAAACTTTTTAAATCTTTCTAAAAAATAAATTATGTACTATAAATAATTTCTCTTATAAAAAAGAATATTCTTTATAATTTCTTAATATATTATGCTACTTAAGGAAAACGAGTACATAATCTTTTTATTTTCTTAATATTCTTAAAACTTTTTAAATCTTTCTAAAAAATAAATTATGTACTCAAAATATATTTGATTATAACTTATTGAAAAAAACAATATAATTTCTTAGTATATTATGCTACTTAAGGAAACGAGTACATAATCTTTTTATTTTCTTAATATTCTTAAAACTTTTAAAATCTTTCTAAAAAATAAATTATGTACTCAAAATATAATCTCTTATAACTTAATAAAAATAATTTGTTATCATTTTGCAATATTATAATAAATATAACTTATAATTTTTATATATCTTCTTCGCTAATAATAATATCTTTAATATACGGTTCGAGTATCTCATCAACAACTTTAACAGGATTTATTTCATCATAAGTCATTAATATTTTTAGAAGTTGTTCTGAAAATCCAGATACTAACACAACACCATCTGTATTACAGTCTACGGGAAATGTTTTACTATGAGAAGAACTTAGATTCCAGAATATAAACTTAGGTGGTGTATATCCATTATTTTTAAACATTTTTATAATACTTTGATATACCGTCTCTATAGGCGAGTTTTCACAATATCCAGAACAGCTATTAAACTGCATATCTGTAAAAACGAATAGTTTTTTAGGCATATCACAATCTTTAATATTATTATCAATTCCATGACTGATAATTTTTTCACAACATTTTTCAAAGTCTGTAGAATACCCATATTCAACATTTATTAAAGAATTAAGTGATTCGAATAATGATGGTATATATTCGGGAGTACAAGATAAATTATTTTCAGGTATTAAAGAAACTAATTCGGGACTTTCACTAAATGTTATAAACTTATTTTTAAACATACCTTCACAACATATAGATGTAATAATACCAAGAGAAATAGCAACTTGTGCAGGGATACTTCCATTTGTTGCAGAAAACATAGATCCAGACAAATCTATAATAGAAAGTGAATTACTAAAAGTACCACATTTTTTAACATTTTCAATAATTGCTCTCCATTGCAATTCTATTGTTTCATTTTCTTTATAATCTACTTCACATTTAGAATCAATGTAATATTTTGATAATTCATGTGGTAAAATGCCTGTTATTTTAATTTCTTTCACACCATTTCTTACATCAAGTAAATATTTTCTATATCTTTCTTCATCGTGTTTCATAAATGTATTTAATAAACGTTTAGATGCTACACCAGGTACACTTTCATATTTAATTTTATCCCATTCATTATTACACATTAAACCTTCAACAATATTTATTTTTTTTCTTAAAGGTACGAGATATTCTTTTCTATATTTTTCCATTTTTTTTTCATCACTTTTATCATATAGGATAGAAGCTATTTTTTTTGCGAATTGTAATCTTTTATCATTTCTATCATTTTCACTCGGACACCATTTTGCACATAATGAAACATCTTTGTCTTCTGATAAAAGACTTTTATCTTTTATTAATTGTTCTACAAATAAATATAATTCAAAGTTTCTATCAGATGGAATAGATGATTTATTATGATAACAAATATATAATAAATCTTTCCAACATCCATATTTATTTATATAATTTTTAATATTTAATTTATATGTTATTGGTTTTTTTGATCTTAACCATAATAATGCATTATTCGAAACCTTTTTTTCTTTTTTACCACTAATTCTATCTCTCCCATTAAATATAATTGCTATAGTTTTTTTGGGATTATCAATCCAGCATTTTTCAAGATACTCAATACTTTCATTTTCATCAAGACCTCTCATAAACATCATAAAATAATCTACAATATTATTATTTGTTGTTTCTAACGATATACCTTCATTTGTGGTAGTAGTATAAATAGATTCGCTCATTTTAATATAATAATAGTTATCTTTTTATATGATAATTTAATATTGTGTGGAAAAATAATATGATAAGTGTATTTAAACCTTAGCATTTGCTGAAACAACAGCTGCTGCCGCTAATTTACTAGCACTTGGCGGAAAATGATGAGATATAAGTTTTTGCAAAATAAAGTAGTTGATTTCTTCGTTATCTCCGACATTAAGAATTTTCTTAAGTTTTTCATCAGGAAGAATAAATCTTTTATTTTCAGGTTTGTTAAGATTATGTTCTTTTACATATGAATTGATAAATCTCGTGATATCGGTTCGTGACTTCTCCGAACCATAAGGAACACCTACGAAATCGCAAAGTTCGTCTGAAATTTTATTAGGTTTTGCAAAACCAGAAGGTGAGTTTTTAGCATTTTGTCTTTTTTTCTGTGCTTTTTCGATAATTTTTTGTTGCTTATCATAATCTTTACTCAGAACTTTAAGAAGACTTTGGAGTTCTTTAAAACTCGAAAAAAGAACATTTACTTTTTCAACAATTGTCGAAAGTACATTATCATGTGGTGGAGTTTGTACTGTTGTAGGTTCTTGTGAAATAACTCCATCAATAACAGATGCGACAACTGTTTCTACAACAGGAGTTACTACAGGAGTTACTACAGGAGATACAACGGATGCTACTACAGGAGATACTACTGATACACTAGGAAGTAATGTACGAGGCGACACTTGATTAGATTTTGACACAGGAACTTTTGCGGAAGACTTTTTAGGAATTACTACTTTCGCTGAAACATCAACTTCTGAGGTAGCAACTACTGCTTTCTTGGTGGTAGATACAGGAGGCATAATATTTTACAATCACTTTATGAATACATATACATTCATATGTTTATATCATTTTTATCTTATCTGTTAGCATTTATTTATATATATTAGTTGCTTATTATTTTTAATAGTAAGATATAGTAATAATTAAAATAATTATGAAAGTAAAGAGAGTAGGAACATATAAAACAGGTTTTAAATATTATAAAAAAAATATAGAGATTATAAATGAAAATGAATTGAATAAACTTAAAACATTTAAAATACCGCCAGCATATGATAATGTATTTATTATTAATAGTGATAAAATAATAGCATATGGTTATGATTCAAAAAAAAGAAAACAAGTTATATATCAGGATAAATATATTGAAAAACAGAATACTAAAAAATATGAAAAAATTAAAAAATTAATAAAAGGATTTTCTAAGTTAAAAAAGCATATTAAAAAAGATATAAATGATGATAATCAAAAAAAAGCAATTATATCAATGATAATCACAATAATATTAACTTGTGGATTTCGCATTGGTAATAAAAAATATGAACGTGATAATAATTCATTTGGAATAACTACATTGAAATTTTCACATATAAATATTATAGATAAATATATAGAAATAGACTTTATAGGAAAAAAAGGAGTGCAAAATAAAGCAATTTGTAAAAATAATATAATATTTGATTTTATATCTAAAAATAAAAAAATATCACAAAATGATGACTATATTTTCAGATATGATAGTAATAAAAAATGTGTGTCTTCTAATGATGTAAACGAATATCTTTCTGATATATTTAAAAATAAAAAAGACCCCTCGTTTAAGGTAACAACAAAAGATTTAAGAACTTGGAACGCAAATACATTATTTATGAAGTTTTTTTCACAATTAAAAAAGCAACAAAATAAAAATCCTATTAAAAAAGCAATAGAACTTACCGCTGATAAATTACATAATTCTTATGCTATATGCAAAAAAAGCTATATAGATCCAAATGTTATTATTTTAGCAGAAAGAGAATTGATTGAAAAATAATAAAAATTGATTTTTTATAATATAATATAAGATTAAACTACTTATATTATATTAAATGGATATTGACAATGTTATCAAAAATTTAAAAGAAATGCTTGTTGAAAGAGGAGATGATATATCATTATTTGAAGAACATGAATATTCGGTTGATAGAGATGAATTTGAAAACGATAAGAATATTATTGACTTTCAAACTTCGAATACTACTATAATTTTCGCTCTAACAAAAAAATTACGTAAAAACATTATTGACGATCTTAAATCAAATGATAATACTATAGAAGACTTTATAAAAAAATATGGTAATATGAAGAATATTATATTAGTATTTAATAATGATGTAATATCTGTTCCCATTATATCGCAACTTAATAAATATGATAAAATGTTTCAAAAACTCGGAGGACAACTTCAATTCTTTTATACAAAACAATTAATGTATAATCCAACAAAACACGAATATGTTCCAGAGCATATCAAACTAACAGAAGAAGAATCAACTGAAATTATGAGAATTAACCTTATTAGAAGTAAATTATATATGCCTGTCATATTACATAGTGATCCAATTGCTAAATGGTTAGGATTGAAGCAAGGAGATATTGTTAAAATTATTAGATATAATGAAAATAGTGGTATTTCGTTTTATTACAGATGTTGTTTCTAAATAAATATATATATAATTATAGAAGAGTATATATTTTATACATATAATGACAGAATTCGTAGAATATAATGATTATACTAATATAAGAAATAAGTTTTCAAGGTTCTATGAAACTTTTATCGATAAATCTCGGAACGCTAATGATATAATACCCTTCTTGAAAAATAGTTTTGAACACGTAGACCCAAGAGATAAAAAAAATAGTAATGATTTAAATTTATTAACTATTAATAATTTTTCAAGATTACAAGCAGAAGCATTAATGTGTAAAATATACAATACTGAGGTTTTAAAAAGCAACTATGCAACTAACCAAACGGACAGTCAAAAAACAGGACCTATAAATAGTAATAGCAGAACAATCGGACTTATTAATTTTACGATGGGTAATGACGAAATAGTGGATGGTACTCCTAAATCTCAATTTACAAATTTTTCTACAGACGCCAACAACTATGTAATTAGAAAAAGTCAATCAAAAATAGATTTACTATTCTCCACACTTGTAATAATTGAAATATTTATTGATATACTTGAAGCATATAAATCATTTATCGATTTAGATACTAATAATAATAAATATACAATAGAACATATTTTAATTGTTGGTAAAAACTCGAGACCAGGACCTTATAATAATGAAAATCATGGTTTTTATCTTAAAAAAAAAACAGGTCAAGCCTCTATGCAAAATTATGAATATCCTACTAAAAGTACTCTTTTTTTGTCTATAAAGTCTTTCAATCATATTAAAGACGCAAATAAAAAGATATTTATTCAAAATATAGTTCTTGCTACATCTCAACCTGTTATTGATGATACAGCATCAATTTTTAATGCAGATAAAGAAACTATTTTAAGAACTTTCACAATCAATGCAGTAGAAATTAAAGTAACGGACGGGGTAGGTACTCGCTACAATGGAGAAGTAGTATCATCAGGCGAAATCACAAAACTTTCAACAGCAAATTTAAATACCAAATATGATACTCACGATGAACTTTTAGGTGAAATATTGAAACATTTCCTAAATTACATTTATAAAATAAACAAAAATGACAGAAATATTCAAATTAACGCATTATTAAATTACTATAAAATTATGAAATGCTATTTATTAAAGTCAGTAACAGTAGGTAATTTATTATTTAACACACTATACAACAATTCGCAAGGAATTACTACAGATACTGATCCTTTTATGATATCACAAAAAACAACATCAAATGGAAGTGTAGCTATTGATCCAATTATAATAGACAATTCTACTAAAGATAATATAATAATACCTGATACTATCACTTCACCAACGAAGGATAATAATTATTGGATGCTTATTACTCAAAAAAATAAAACAATAAATGATAAAATAGAAGAATTAAAAACTGAAATTAACTTAAGTATTACTAACAATGATGTCACTAAAATATCAGAACAAAAACCTATATTATTTCAAGGATTTTTAGCGAATAAGGTAGATGACGAAACAATAAAAATAAGTTTTATTGATACAACCACAGGAACGGGGTCTACTTTGCTTTCCACATTCAATTCGAAATCAGCAAATGACTTTCTTGGTGATCTTGCTAAATATAATCCAATTAATAGTTTTGAAAAAATATATTATGATAGTAATAATACACTAATTAGTAATTTAAGTAATGAAGAGAAGTATTTAAATGAAATATTGCAAAAATCGTCAGAACGAATGAACTCAGATATTGTGAAACAATATCAATTAGAAATAAACAGAAGATTGTATAAAATAGTTAATGTAACAACTTCTGTTGAAAGTTCAAATGGTAAAAGTTATAACAAAATTTCACATATAGATATTAAAGCGAGATTTGACTATAAAAATAACGTTGAAAATGATATAGATTTTTTTAAACTAGAAAGAAATACATATCAAATATTTGAAAATACGATTCCAGAAATAGCTGTAGATATTCATGCAATAGTTGACATTGATGGAAAAATAAAAGTAGAAAGTTCACTTGATGGTAAATCAATTATATTATATAATTTTACTAATAATATTCATCCAAATGCTGAAAATAATGTTATAATGAATAAAAGCGTAGACCATACAGACAAAAAAGCTAATAATATTAGGGATCTTCGTGAAGTAAATAATAAAATAATATTAAATGAAATGAAAATTAATAACTCTGGGAGATTATACGAAATACAAGATAATAAATATAATATATTAAATAATCAATTAATCGTATACTATGTTATAGTTGCAATAATTATAGCTATTATAGTGATAATAAATATAAGTAATATGGAAAAATCGTTAATCAAAACAGTAACAACTGGTTGTTTTTCTGTTATAGTATTTTTATTTATAAGTTATTATATGGTAAATATTTTATATGTAGAAGGATTTTCAAATGTAGAGCATTTCAATATAACAGCACAAGCTTTTACATATTTAAATGGTAAAGATGAATTTGAAAGTGTATCTAGAAAAGTTAGTGATATTCAATCAACAATGACAAGTTTAGAGTATGATATATCAAGATTATTTGATGTATTAACTGTGTCAATTCCACAAACTAACTTTACAGACACAAATAATATGTTAAATAACATATTGGAAGGTGAAAAAAATGATAAAATTTTTGTAAATGATAATCTTAAACATTCGAGAGTTAATGCATATAATCACATAGACATCAAAAAATATGAAATTATGAATATTCAAGTTTTAATAAAAGCTTTTTTATATACTTCATTCGTAATATTTGGATTATATACATTACAATTGTATATTGATATTAAATATTTAGATATATTGATATTTATTTCTGCGATATTGTTAATTATAATATTTACATATTATATTGTATACAGTAATGTAATTGTTCGCACAATATCAAGAAATAAATATTGGGGAAAAGAATATGAGGGTTCATATAAGTAAGTTATAAGTTATATAAAACAAATATTATATATATATATAAATGGTTAGATCAAAAAAAAACACTGTATCGAATGATAAAGAATCTTCAATATCTGAAAGTGATAAAAGTTTAAAATCATATGATGACGAAGATTATGTTGAAGATTATGGTGAATATGATGATGAAGATGATGAAGAAGATGATGGAGAAGACGAAGAAGATGATGGAGATGAAGATGTCAAAATGAATATGCCTTCAGGTGGATTTTTCAATAATAATGATGAAAAAATATATATTATAATGAAGTCTTCGAATAAAATGATGAAGACTTCAAATAAAATTATAAAAAAGACTAATTATACTTTCTATAAAAAATATAATACACAAGAAAAAAATTACTTTGATAAATTAACGATAAAACAAAAAGATGATATAAAATTACTAGAAGATAAGTTAGTATCTAATGATGATATAATTAGTGTTCCTATTAGATTTAAAATACTTAATCTTAATTTTAACGAAAGAACAAAAAGAGGAATATTAACTAAAATAGATAATTTAAATAAAATGTCTGGTTGCTCGGATGAATATCATAAGTTGAATAATTGGGTTTTAGCATTAAATAACATACCATTTAATAATTATTATAAAATACCAGTAGGTATTAGTGATGGTATTGTAAAAATTTGTGACTTTTTAAATGGTGTTCGTATAAAAATGGATGAAACTATTTATGCACATAAAGAAGCAAAAGAGCAAATTATTAGAGTTTTAGCACAATTAATATCATTTCCTCGAGCGAATGGGTATGTCATAGGTATTCAAGGAAGTGCAGGAGTTGGTAAAACTAAACTAATTAAAGAAGGTATTTGCAATGCTTTAAATTATCCAAATGCTTTTATTTCATTAAGTGGTACTGACGATTCTTCATTTTTAAGAGGGCATTCATATACATATGAAGGAGCAACCTATGGAAAAATATGTGAATCTCTTATGAAAACAGGAATAATGAATCCATTGTTTTTATTTGACGAATTAGACAAGGTTTCGAATACATCGAGAGGTCAAGAAATTATAAATACATTAATACATATAACAGACCCCGTACAAAATGATAAGTTTAATGATAGATATTTAGAAGAAATTGATTTAGATATATCAAGATCTATGATTATATTTACATATAATGACGAAGAATTAATTAATCCAATTTTAAAAGATCGTATGATTGTTATTAATGTTAAAGGATACAACAATGAAGAAAAAATAATATTAGCACGTGATTATTTGATACCTGAAATTTTAAAACAATATAATCTTAATATAGAAGATTTAATATTCAGTAAAGAACTAATAATTCATATTATTAGTAATGTTGAAAAAGAAGATGGTGTACGTAATTTAAAAAGATCAATAAATAATATTATTTCTTGGATTAACATGTTTATATATGTTCCTACAGATATTTTAACTATATCATTACCATATAATATATCAATATCATTTTATGATACTTATTCTAAAAAAAATATATCTTCTTATAATAGCACATTACATTCGATGTATCTTTAATAATTTATATATTTATCAACTTACAAATTATTTTTTTAAATATTTAAAAGCTATTATTTTAATATGTTATAAGAGAATATATTTTGAGTACATAATTAATTATTTAGAAAGATTTAAAAAGTTTTAAGAAAATTAAGAAATTAAAAAGATTATGTACTCGTTTCCTTAAGTAGTATAATATACTAAGAGAATCATAATGAATATTCTTTTTTATAAGATAATTAATTATGTACTCATAATTAATTATTTAGAAAGATTTAAAAAGTTTTAAGAAAATTAAGAAATTAAAAAGATTATGTACTCGTTTCCTTAAGTAGTATAATATACTAAGAGAATCATAATGAATATTCTTTTTTTATAAGATAATTAATTATGTACTCATAATTAATTATTTAGAAAGATTTAAAAAGTTTTAAGAAAATTAAGAAATTAAAAAGATTATGTACTCGTTTTCCTTAAGTAGCATAATATACTAAGAGATCATAATTTATATTCTTTTTTTATAAGAGAATATATTTTGAGTACATAATTAATTATTTAGGAAGATTTAAAAAGTTTTAAGAAAATTAAGAAATTAAAAAGATTATGTACTCGTTTCCTTAAGTAGTATAATATACTAAGAGAATCATAATGAATATTCTTTTTTTATAAGAGAATATATTTTGAGTACATAATTAATTATTTAGAAAGATTTAAAAAGTTTTAAGAAAATTAAGAAATTAAAAAGATTATGTACTCGTTTCCTTAAGTAGCATAATATACTAAGAGAATTATAAAGAACATTCTTTTTTTATAAGAGAATATATTTTGAGTACATAATTAATTATTTAGAAAGATTTAAAAAGTTTTAAGAAAATTAAGAAATTAAAAAGATTATGTACTCGTTTTCCTTAAGTAGCATAATATACTAAGAGATTATAAAGAACATTCTTTTTTATAAGTGAATATATATTTTGAGTACATAATTATTTATTTAGAAAGATTTAAAAAGTTTTAATAAATGTAAGAAAATAAAAAGATTATGTACTAGTTTTCCGTAAGTAGCATAATATACTAAGAGAATCATAATGAATATTCTCTTTTTATAAGTTTTAAGAAAATTAAGAAAATAAAAAGATTATGTACTCATTTTCCTTAAGTAGCATAATATACTATGCAATTCACATTATATTTTATTAAAGTTATGGAGAATATATTTTGAGTACATAATTAATTATTTAGAAAGATTTAAAAAGTTTTAAGAAAATTTGGAAAATAAAAAGATTATGTACTCATTTTCCTTAAGTAGCATAATATACTATGATATCAAATTGTTTTTTTAATAAGTTATAAGAGAATATATTTTGAGTACAATAAATATTTTTTAACCCAATAAAATTATAAATACATTTTAATATAATAGATGTGTGAAAGATTTCTATTTTTTGGATGTTGGAATAGCATAAATTGTGAAATAAAAAATAAAGAAGACCTGTTATATAGAGATGTTATTTTGCAATATATAAATAAATATGAAAAAATATATAAAAAAAAATATATAGATATTTTTATTGCAGGTGATAATTGGTATGCTACAACATTTTTAAAATACGCAAATCATGATAATATTAAACTTTATTTAAAAGATATTCTTATATCTGGATATTATAAACTTTATGAACTTGGTAATACAATTCATATTGCTGTTGGAAATCACGACGAAGATATAGGAGATAAAGACAAAGATATGATAAATATGGAACTTAAAAAAAATTGTATGATAAACACACAAAGACATTATATAAAAAAGATTATAGATAATATGAAAGAAATAAAAGGTGATAGAAGTTTAACAGATAGAAGTTTAACAGATAGAAGTTTTATAGTAAGAAAAAAAATATATAATGATTCGCTAAAAGATTTAGAAAATTTTATAAAAATTGACGAAGTTCCTACATTAGAAAAATTAAAAGATATTGGTGTAGAAAACGACAAAAATATAAACCTTTATGTTGAAGATTTTGGTGTAATAGAGAAGAATAATTATATTATGATAGTTATTAATACAAATTATTTTTATATAACAACTGCTACAGATTATTTAGATAAATTAAAAAAAATTTTGATTGAATTAAAATCTAAAGATAAAACCTTATTTGTTATGGGACATATACCATTATTCACATATAAGAAAAAAAAAGAAGACATAGCAATTATAAAAATGACCGATATTAATTCATACACAGATATAATTCAATATTTTTATGATATACTTGTAGATAATAATTGTATATATCTATGTGCTGATACACATAACTTTAGTATTATGAAAATTACAAAAAATAATAAAACTCTTATACAAATAACATCAGGTACAGGTGGTGCTGATCCTGATATAATAGATGAAAATCCTACAACACTCAAACAATATAATATAATATACAAAGAAATAAATATATATGATATATCATATATAAGTGTTAATTCTTTTGGATTTTCATCAGTAAATATTAATAAAACTAATGATATATATATATCTTATAATAATGTTATAAAGATTAATAATGAGCCTGGAATTATTTATAATTATTGTATAAATAAATATCCAATCGATGGTAAATTTACATTAAATATTCATACCAATATAACCAAACAAATAGGAAAAGAACATATTACTAAAATAATTAATGAAATTAACGAAGGTAAATATAAAGATAACTTTTGTAAATTAATAAATGATAAAGATATTGAAACTATTAATAAAATGATTATTGATAAAATGATTATTAAAAAAGAGATAAATGATAAAAACGATAGTGAAGTATATTGTTATAAAAAAATCAAAGAACCAAAAAAAAAGGTTGTATAATATAAGAGCGAAAATAAATTGATGATTTATAATATAATATTGATAATATATATTATATTTATAATAGCGATAGTTGGATTAATATATACTAATGTTATATTAAAACCTATTTTAAAAAATAATAATATTAGTTTTATGTCACAACAGGAAACAAAACTGTTTTTTAGTAAAGATAATGATAAATATGTAAGTAATTTATCTTCATTAGATTTATATGCAAGAAAAGTATCATCTACTGACGAATATATTACAATGATAGAAAAAACTTCTATATCATTTACAGATGAAGAAATTAAATTATTAGCAAGATGTGTAGAAAAAGCAGATATTTTTTTCAGAAATGCTGAGTTCACCGATCTATGTTATAAAAAATATATAAATGGTAATGATATCGCAAATATAAAATGGAAATTCGCAAATACTTATACAAATCACGATATTGTTAAAGATATTGAAAATGAATATGAAGAAGGTTTACCACATACACGAGAAGAAATTATATTTTTATCAAAAAAAGTACTTAAATATATAGAAGACGATTTGGTAAAAACTCTAATACATGAAAAAATACACATATATCAAAGATTAAACAAAGAATTATTTGATAAAATAATTAAATGTATGGGATTTGATAAAATAGAATTATCAGATACAAAATATGTAAGATCTAATCCTGATACAAATCGTAATATATATATAGATAATAAAACACAAAATACAATGATATGTTTATATAGGAATGATAAACCAAATGGTATAAATGATGTAATAATGAATAATCACTCTTTAGAACATCCTTATGAAAAAATGGCTTATGAAATAGCAGATTATTATTATTATAATAAAGAAAAATATAAAAATATATAAAAAATATTAATGATATGTATAAAGAAAATATGGAAGAAGTTTTTAAACAGTCTCCTATAGAATTAAGTTATGATGAAGTTGAAGTAATTTTCTTAAAAAATAATAAAAATGTCTTAGAAACTTTGGCTGAATTATGGAAAGTATGTGATGAAAAAGTTTATAATATAGATGAAACAAAAAATAAATGGAATGAAATACGAAGTGTTTGTGACTGTTTTGACAATGAAATGAAAAAGAAAAAATAAACCTTTTTATTTTATTGTATATATATATAATATGTCAATTCCAATTATGTCTTTTGACAATTTAACAGATTTAATAAATACTCAATATCCTAATTATAGAAATAAAAGTGGAGGATTAACTGATATAATATACGGAGCTTCTTCAATGTCTACAGCTAATATTACCAAACAAGTATTTAATAGCTTTAAAAATGATACCAATAACAATAATGATAAAATTATTACAGATAAAGACATGTATATATATAAAAATATACATAAAGAATTATTTAAATGATAAAATTATTTTTATATCTCTTCTAATTATAAATAGGTTAGCATTTCAATAGTATGATGATATATAATAATATATTATTAATTATCGTAATAATAACAATATTATTAGTATTATTAAGCTTTTATCCACTAATATATTTAAAATATCATAGAGATTTATATGATAATGTTAATATGTTAAATACAATGTGTTATGATAATTCTATATCAATGGAAGATAATATAAATATACCAATAAAAAAAACCTTTATATGGAATATATGTAAAGTTTTATTTTATTTTGATAGATTAAAAAATAACTTTAATAAAGTAGAAACTTTATCTGATAGTGATTTTAAACTTATAGATAGATATAAATCTCCAAATACAATAATGTTTATATATGATTTTTATTTATATTGTGGATTACCATTATTTATATTTATATTTTTTGGATTTACAATACATCTATATTACGTTTATTACAATCAAAATATAGATAGCATCTTTATAACATTATACTTTTTCATTTATTTTATTTTCATTATTGTATTTTTATCATTAATTCTTAAAAAAATAACAGAAATATATTGTGACTGTAATGTTTATAGTTATATAATGTTAATAAAAGAGTTAGAGATTATAGTAAAAGAAAACTATCCGGAAAATAAAGAATTGATAGATATATTAAAAAAGACTTCAAATAGCGACATTAAAAATATAGAAGACATTTTTATAAATGAAAACGTTATAGATGAACTAATTGACTATAAAAATGAAAATAAAAATAATAATATTAAAAATACTCAAAACTTTATATTCACTTTACAAAACTTAGATAAAATGAAAACATATATTGACATCGAATCTACATTAAAAATATGTAGTAAAATTGACAAAACTACTATACTTATGAACGTATATATTCTTCTATTATTTCCATTATTATATATATTATCTTCTATATTGAAAGAATTATATATTTATTTAATATTTATTATTATCATAATATTGCTTGTAATTATAACAATATATAATTTAAGTAATATTTTTCAATAATCACATTTAATATCTCTTCTTTTTTTCTTTATAATATTTAAAGCAATTTAAATACTTAAATATGAATACACTTGTTTACATTGTATTTATTATGATGATTATAATATTTATGAATGAATTAAAAAATGTTACATTATCATTTTTAAAAATAAATTATATGAAAGATGTATTCAAATCAAATATTGATAAGAATTGTAATAATATATATTGTGAAGCTGAAACAAGTAGTTTTAATTTAGCAAAAAATAGTTACGAACTATTACTATCTAATGATATTTTTAATACAAAATCATATATCTTTATGATTTTATTCATACTTATTTTATTATTTATTCATATTCTATATAATTTTATTACATTAAATACAAAATATATTGGTGAACTTGAAAAGTCTTGTGATAAAAAACGTATAGGAGATAATTGGAAAGAATGTTTAAAATATTTTCCATATATTATTAATTTATTTATTCTAATTTTTATAATAGTTATAATAATATTAAGATATTCACCTAATGAAAAAAAAGGTTATGAAGATTACTTTGAAAAATATATTGAAATAATATCAAACTATTTCAATATATTCATTGTATTATACATAATATTCTATATATTTATATGTTTTTTTATGACAGAGAATATTGCTCTTACAAAAAATTATGTCTATATATTAATTATAACCTTAATAATATTTAGTTTCTATATTTATTTAATTATAAATATAATGAATATATTATTAACATTCAGGGAGAATAATAATATAAATACTTACCGTGATAAAGGAAATAAAGATTTGTCTTATGGTAATCAAAATGTATTTTATGAAAAATATTATGATATGATAAAAGAACATTATATTTTTTCAGAAAATGCTAAATATGACATAAAAGGGTATTTAATAAAAAACATAGGAACATTATTATTATTTATAATTGCATTTTTTATATTATTTAGTTTCATTTTATTTATAATTAATGAATTTATAATAAATAAAACTAATTTAGATGAATGTTTAATAAATTATGTTAATAATGGTATTATTTTAAAACCATTATTTATCTTTATACTTTTAGTATTATTCATCTTTATATTTATTCTATTTAATACTGATTATAATAAACTTGTAATATTTGGAGTTTATAATAGTTTTTATAAATGCAAACTAAATGAACTAAATAATTTAATAATACCTTACATAAAACTTCATGAACTAAAAGCTATTAATAATGAAGATGACTTTACAGAACAATATATTGTTACTAATATATTATCATCTATAATAAACAATACTCTTGTGATGACATCTTGTGGTGATTTTGAAGACTTTGGTAATAAAAACGATATGATATTATCGGAAATAGATGGAAAGTTTACACTATATGATAATTTATCTTTTTCTATTTTTAATACTACTTATAAAAAAGATTTTGCTGAATATTATAAAAATGTTTTATCATCTAATATAGATAAAAAACTTATTAGTAGTAACTCAATATATAATTATATTAATAATATGCATGGAAATAAAGCATCTTACACTACAACACCTCCAATTTCAGATATAAATATTCAATGGGATAATAATAGTACTTCTGAAAATAAGACATGTGTAGTTAATGAAATACCGAATATACATTTGGTAGATAATTATATTGATATGTATAAATATAAGTATAGATATAGAATATTTAGTATTATTAATATTTGTAAAAAAATATTTACAAAAGAAAACTCTGAAAATAATTTTGAAGAATATAAATCATTATTTACAACATATTTTAAATTCTATAAAGATGATACAAAAAATATACCTCATAAGTTTTTAATTAATATAAAAAACAATGAAGATTACCGTAAATTTATTGATAGTTATATAGAAATAGATGAAAAATATGATAAATCATTCATATTAGACAATATAGACGAATTAAATAATAAAATAGTTGAAAAAGCTTTATTAGATATTGAATTATTTTCAACTGAATTAAAAAAAATTAATGAAGAACATCAAGAAAAAAAAGAATATTTAAATTATATTGTATCATTATATTCAAAATATTTATTCAGTTTAAGTAAAGAAGATAGATTAGATAATAAAGATAATAAAAATATTAAAGAAATATATGATACGTTGAAGGAAAAAGCAATAGGCGAAAATAGTCCAAATAATAGAAATATATATTCTATTATAGACGACTTCTTAACTATTTCATCTCATATTAAATACAATTCTTATTATTTATCAAAAAATCCAAAATTACATGAAATAATAAATGAGAAGAATAAAAATTTATTTGAATTAATTATAGATACTAATCTAAATGATAGTATTGATAAGACACTCGATAATTCATTTGAATATGATATGGTAGATACTTATTATAGAAAAACGTCAGAAGAAAACAGAATAATTAAACCTATATTTTCACATATTTCATCTTTTGTTTCAGTAAACGATTTTAATAATAATTACTTGAAACAAACAATCTATATGATATATAAACAAATTAATTATACTTATGTTAAATTTAATAATAAAGATGAAAATACTTTAATTAATATCGAAGAAAATATACTTAATGGCGAAAGTCTTCAAAAAAAAGATTCACAATCAGAAAATATTTTGAATAATGCTAATAATGTTGTAAATGCGGAGTTTATCACATATTATATTATAAATATAATGATTATATTTATAATGTTTTATATTGGAAAGTCTCGTGATGCGTCGTCTTATAATATATTCTCGATAATTTATGGAGTTGTTTATAAAGCGCCTATAATAAAAAAATGATAATTAAACATATAAATATATAATAACATTCAAATATGAAAAAAATTATTCATATTTCTGATATTCACATTCGTTATGGTGATAAAATTGCTTGTCGTTATGATGAATATATTATAGTATTTGAAAACTTATTAATATCTATTAAAGAAAAAATTAAAATAAATAAGTTAAAATATAAAGACTTTGTTATCATCGTAACAGGTGATATATTTCATAATAAAAATGTGATTGGTAATTATGGTTTAGAATTATATAATATGTTAATAACAGGATTATCGAATATAGGACATACAATAATATTTCATGGCAATCATGATAGAAATCAAAATGAAATTAGTCAACCATCATTAATTTCATCAACTATCGAAACAGCTAATCTTACAATATTAAAAGAAACACAATCATTTGTTATAGATAATGTTGGATTTTCATATGTTAGTATAGATGATACATTAGATACATTATCAACAGTGGGACGTATTAAAAAATTACCACCTTTTCCAAAAATTAAAGAAGATATTGAGATAAAAATTGCATTATTTCATGGAACATTTGCATGTGCAAAATTATATAATGGAACAGAAATACCTGAAAGTAGTGAATGTACTACATCATATCCTTTTAGTTGGATTTCAGATTTTGATTATGCATTATTGGGAGATATTCATCTAAGACAACAAGGTATTAGTAAAAAAGTTTTATGGGGATATTCAGGGTCACTAGTACAACAAAATTATGGAGAAGATATTATCGATCATGGATATATGATATGGGATTTGAAAACACGAACAATTGAAAATGTAAATGTTTATAATCCATTTGGATATATTAATATTATTATAAAAAACGATGACATATATTTGAGGAAAAATGGTAAATATATTGAAACATTAGAAGATGTTATATCACAAAATACAAAATATTTTCCTGAAAAAACAGAGGTTCGATCTTTTTCATTATTTACACATAAAAATACGAAACATCTTTATGATATTTTAAATAAGCATAATAAATCTTGTTCTATCATTAGTAATAAAATACTACCAAAGGAAGACAATGTTATTTCAAATACTACAAATGATAGCGATGATCTAATTCATGTAAATAAAGAAACATTTATAGAATATCTAAATAAGTACATACCTCCTAAATATTATGACAAAGCATCAGATATAATTAAAAATCTAAATGTCTTATTATTTAATATAGATAATTGTCCTAATGATCTCATTGATGAATGTGTAAAGAAAAATAAAGAAATATCAACATTGATAAATATTTGCAATTTAAATGACAATGTTAATAAAAATAAAAAGTATCCATTTACAATTGAATATTTAGAATGGGAAAATCTTTATTGTTATGAAGGAGGTAATAGTATTAATTTTGCTGAAGCTATCAATAATACACTTCTTATTCGTGGAAATAATGGTACAGGAAAGTCCGCAATATATGATATTATTACACTTGCAATATGGGGTGTAATTACAAAAGACAAACAAAATACTTTATCAAAAAATGGTATAATAAATTATAAACATAAAAATGCATATACTATCATAGATATTTCAGTTAATGGTAATAAATACCAGATAAAAAGAAAGTTTGCCGTTCAAAGTGAAATAAAAAGTTCAAATAAAAATAATATAGAAATATATAAATATGAAGACGGTGTAAAAAGTCTTATTAAAAAAAATAATGCTTGTAATGAGTTTATCAAATCAAATTTTAATACACTTGATGACTTCTTAACATGTTCTATGATAACACAGGTAGTTGATAATGACATTTTAAGAATGGATTATAAAGAATGTACTGCTATTATCGATAAAGCATCTAATATTAATGAAATATATGAATTATTCAATTTATTCAAAGTTTGTTTAAATAAATACATAGACTTTAATAAAACAATTAATAGTAAAAAACAAGTATATCAGCATATTGTCTCATCTTCTGATGTAAACGACGATAATATAGATGAACTTATAAATGAATTAAATATTTTAGAAGAAAATTATAGAAAACTTATGATTTTGAATAATAGTATTGCTATTGATATTGATGATAACAAATATATCGATTCAGTTAAATTAAATCATAATCTCGTAAAAGAAATATCAGACGAAGAATATAATATAATTATAGTACGTTTTAATGAATTGAAACAATATTTTAAAAATAATGACTATAAATCAATAGAAGAATATGCATCAAAATATACTGATGATATTATTATACCAGATAAAATAGAAAAACCTTGTGAATATTCAATAATAAAAGAGGAAAAACAGTTTTTATCACAATACAATAAACCTATAATTGTTCCTATAAAAAAAATAGATGATGTAGAAATAGAGTATAAAGAATTATTAAAAATAATTAAAAAATTAAATGATGATAAACCAACTTTTGAAGAAGATAATGTCCGTGATATGCAAGAAATTGTAGATGATATAATAATAATATTTACTGATAATAATTATATTGAATTATTAAAAAAGTTTACTTTACTTAATTTGATACAATATAATAATAATGTAAAATGTCATAATATAATTTCTCATGAAAATTATAAAGAATTATTGATTATAAAAGAAGATATTAAAAAGTCTATAGATATAGAACAAAAATGTATAAGTGATTGCGACGATAAATTGGAAAAACTTTATATTAGTAGAAATGAATTAATAATATATAATAAACCACACAATGTTGATATAGGAATTGATAAATCATTTAAATATGATAATATAAAAGAAAAAATTATTGAATATGAAAATATACTTAATGTATATTATATATTATTAGAAGAAATAGATAAACTTAATATAATATTAGATAATTATAAAAATGAATTGAATACTCTTAAACATAATGAAGAATATGGATTTGATCCGTGTTGTAAATATTGTTGTGGAAGGTCTTGGGTAATAAGAATGAAAGAATTAGAAATTATAATAATAAATTATAATATAGAAATAGATAACAAATATTACGATATATATGAAAAAAAAGATATTGATTATATTGAAATATACGAAAAATACAATATATTGAAAGAAAGAAGTATTATTTATGATTTACACGTTGAATGGAATATTTATAATAACTATATTGAAAACGATAATTATATTTCGAATGATATATCAAAACATGTTATGAGAAAGAAAGTAATTATTGAACTAATTAGTACTTATAAAGATAAGTTGTCAGAAATTACTGTTTCTATTGATAATTTCAATATACATATACATATGTTAAATAAAGAATACAATGATAGAATAAGATATGATAAATATGTATTTTGGAAGAAAAAATATGATGATTATAATATATTAAAAAATAAAATAGAGACAGAACTTAGTGTTATAAAAAATTATAATGAATATGTAACATATATTAAGCCAAGAATATGCAATCTTAGTATATTAGGAAATAATTACAACAAATGGAAAGAATATGATACAAATATAAGAATTATTAATGCTTATAAATATATTAAAATATTTAATGTTGTAAATCTACAAGAATTATATTATGAATATGAGAAGAATAAAAATATAAAAGATACAATATTTAATAAACGTTCTGTATTAGAAAATATAGATAAGTGTTCTTCAGATATTAAAATAATATCAAATAAGATAACAAAAATGAGAACGTTGAAAGAATATAATTTAACGAATATAAATAATTATGAATATTATTTAAAAGAAAGTAAAAAGTTATCGGAAACGATAGATATATTAAGTTTAATAATAGATAATTTCAAAACATATAAAATTGATTTATATGAAAATCATATTCTAAAAAAATTAATGATTAAAACAAATTCTTATATAAAATTACTTTGTCACGAAAACACAAAAGGTTTTAAACTTGACTTTTTGATAAGCGAACAAAAAGATATTATACATATAAATTGGTTAATACATAATATATCTACTGATAATAAAATAAAACAAATAATATCTATAAATCAAGCATCAGGATTTCAAAAGTTTGTTATATCACTTGCTTTAAGAATGAGTTTGTATTCAAATACACAAACAGAACAATTATTTATAGACGAAGGATTTACAGCTTGTGATAATCAAAATCTTTCATTAGTTCCTGAGTTTCTTAAGAAACTTCTTAATACATTTAGTTGTATTATTATAGTATCTCATATAGATGTTATCAAAGATAGTGCAGATATTATAGTTAATATAGAATATAATAAAGATACAAAAACATCATATATAAAGTTATAATATATTAATTATATAATATGAAATCATATCCTTATATTACTATAAAACTAAATCGAGATATTGGCGAACAATTGTATCAAATTGCTTATATAATTAATTTTTTACGTAAATCAAAAAAAGTTAATATTAAAAGAAAGCTTGTTTTCTTGAAAGAAGAAAATAATATAATTTTTAATAGTATGTATGCAGGATTATTTAATTTAATTGATAAAGATAAATATGAATCTCTTAAATTCACAAAGATAAATATAAATAGTGATTGTTATCCTGATTTAAATTTGATAGATAATATTGAGTTTGAAGGGTGTATACAAAGTTTTGATTATATTGATAAATCACTATATGATAAAATGCTTAGTATAGTTTATAATAATGAAGATATTATGTATTCCGCATATTATAAATATAGAGATATACTTGATAATTTTGGAGATAGAACTAAAGATGATGATATGGTATTATTACATATATCTAAAAAAGATTTAATAGATGTTGAATATTATAAAAAGTCACTTGAAATCGTAGATAAATATAATGTAGTTGTATTTACAGATGATATAGAATGGTATAGTAATAATATAGACGAGATAATAAATAAAGATTCTATATATAATATTTATTTTATTTCTGTTAATGACAAAAATGTAGAGTTTGTATTAATGTCTATGTTTAAAAATCATATTATAGAAAATACATCATATAGTTTATGGGCTTCATATATTAGTTATTATAAAAATAAGGTTATTATAAATAAATAATACATATTTTTTTTATTTATATTAATTAAGATTAAGATTAATATTAATATGAGTAGAATTAATTGTCACAAAAATGATATTTTTGATGATGTAATAAAATTTATAATGTCACCAGTAACTCAAGAAAGTGAAAATATTTTAAATTCTAAATATTCAACATATGAAGTTTATGGACAAGAACATATGTGTTATATTAATTTTTTATCTAAAGATAATTTTATTTCGGACAATGATTATAATGAATTATTACAAAAATCAAGTAAATCATTACAAAAATCACGTATGTCATTACCAAAACCACATATATCAGTACAAAAATCACGTATGTCATTACCGAATAGATCATTACCGAATAGATCATTACCAGAAAAACGTAGATCATTACAAAAATCACATAAATCATTAGTAAATAGATCATTATCAAAAGAATTATTAACACAACAACTTACGACATTACCTGTTAAATTGAGTAATAAAGACATTACTAAATTATCAAAAGGTGGTAAATTGATAACTGAAAAAGATAAGCTAAAAATTAAGAAGGAAAAGGAAAAGTTAAAAATTAAGAAGGAAAAGGAAAAGTTAAAAATTAAGAAGGAAAAAGAAAAGCTAAAAATTAAGAAGGAGAAGGAAAAAGAAAAGATTAAACTTAAGAAAGAAAAAGAAAAGATAAAACTTAAGAAATATAAAACAAAAAAAGGGGGTCATATAAGTTCAGACATTGTTTTTGACGGAGATACATTGAAGTTTTTAAATGGATTTAAAAAAAGAGATGCTTTTCATGATTTTAATGTTAGAATTAATGACGGAACAGATGATGTTAGTGAATATGAAAGTTCTGATAATAATGTTTTTATTAATACTCTTTCTAAATTGTCAAAGTTTTTAAACTTTGACAATTTATATTATATGTTCCCTTCAAATGATAAAAAATTCGTTACTAATATTCCTTATTTTCAAAGTTCTATTAAAAAAGATGTTGTAGTACCTCCATCTACAAAAAGTTTAAGTGACTTTATAAAAGAATTAGAACTTCCATCGCAATTTATAAATGATAAAAAAGTATTATTAACTAAAAGTACAACTATAGAAAAAGATGTATGTCAAAATATATTTTCAGATGATGATAATCCTGAAAAAAGCTTTATTTCTCCATCAGTACTATTTGATTCAATTATGATAGATAAAAAAAAGGTTGATAAATATAAAACAGATGTTCTTCGTTATTTGCCTTTAAATACATCAAGTAAAGGTGATAAATCATTTAATTGTTTAGATTACACTGATGAAACTTTTAATAAAATAGGAAGACAAAAAGACGAAAAAGATGGAGAATTATTACGATTTTCGAGTGCTTTTGATTATAATACATCAAAATTATTTAATATAGTATATTATAAAAAACTTAATTATGGTTATGGTATTGCTTTTGTATTTAAAACATATTTTAAAACATCTACATATCAAGAAATAGATATTTCACAACTTTTTAAAAAAATTAATTCATATATTCAAAAAGGTGGTGGAGGTGGAACTAAAAGAAAAAAGTCTGATGAAAATGAATTACAAACTTCAAAAGAACAAAAAAAAGTTAAGATAGAATTAGATAAAATATCAGAATTATATTTAAAAAAAAGAGAACGTAACGAAGAATCAGGGGAAAGTTCGAGGGTAAAAAATAAAAAACCAAAGACAGATAGTGATAATAGTAATATTATAATATTAAAATATACTGATAATCCAATAGGAGGAGATATTGGTATATATAACGAAATAAAATATAATGGTAAAATACTTGAAAAAGATGAATATATTGCGGTTAGTGTTCCTATGGCGCAATATCCTTTTAGTGTAGAAAATATAAAAGTTACAATTAAAGCATTTGATTTAATAAGAGCAGAAAAAGATTTAAATAAAGATATTTTTACATTTTTAAAAGATAAATTAATAAGTACAAATAAAGGAACATCTGGAAATAGATATGTATCTCTTATTTCTTTGCTAATTTTAGATAATTTATTTAAGATAAAAATAGATGATGATGATGATAATGACTATAATAAAAAAAAAGTAATAATATATAATTTAAAATCTGCGGGTGACTATGGAAAAGTTCTTACGGCTTATTACTATAATAAAGATTCAAAATGTAGAGAAAATAAATTAGGATTAATTACAAATGATATATTATGTGGATTGCATGGTATATTACGTAGAAATACTGATGTCATAACAGGAGCACCTTTAATAGATCAAAAAAATAACGAAGGTGTTAGACGTTATTTAATAATATATAAATCAGAAGGAGATATTGAAATAGATGAAGAATATTTATTAAATAAATATAAAAAAACATTCTCTATTAAACATATTATTGATTTGAGTTATAGTTCACTTCAAATATTATTCGATGAATTACCAAATATAGATTATAATTTAAAAATTATATTATCATTATTCATAAAAAATATAGATGATGAATTAATTAATTATGTTAATTTTAAAATTTCTCATAATACTACAGAAGTTTCAAATCAAAAGGTAGAATCAAAAAAAGTAATATTATCTAATTTTAACGAAATTAGAATTATTTTAACGGATTATACGTTTTTTATTGAAAAAAAATATGATTATAAAGAATATATAAATGCAAGTAAAAAGTTCTATAAATTACTATTTAATGAAAATAGTATTTCTTCCAGAACCAAAGAATTTGATATAAGTTCAATATATACTAATATCACTAAATTTATAAATATTATACCATTTGAAAAATCACCAAGTAATAACGATTTACAATACATTAGTTATATATTATTATATTTTAATTTTATGCATAGGTCAATATCATCTGATACTACAAAAGGTTATAAAATACAACATGATGTAATATATTTATTAATTAATGGGATAATAAAGTTTTATGAATTATTAGATAGATTTATCAAACTTGTTAATAATGAATATATAATAAAAATTAAAACTTTTAAAATTAAAGATATAAATGATGAAGATATAAATGATAAAGATATAAATGGTCTAATTACCAAAGAATATATTATAAGTATTTTAAACTATTTTTCATCATTAGGAGAAATAGTATCTTATTATAATAATACTGTAAAACCACTTGATATTACAATAGACGGTATTACTAAAAGTTTAATAGATAAATACACAGATGATGAAATTTCATTAATTTGCAAAAATTATACTAAATATAAAAGTATATTAATTAATACTCATGAACCATTTATATATATATATAAAAATTTTATTGCAATTATTAATAAATATTTATTAATAAATGATACTATAAAATCCTATGAAAAAAATGATATAGAAACTAAAATATTAATGATTAATGCTGCTATGCGTAATAATAATAAATAATGAAATTAACAATCGACTTTTACAGTCATTATAGGACTTAAAAATCCGCTATTTTTAAATACAATACGATAATGAAAGTGTTTTTCGAGTATTTTAGTAAAACCTTTATTGACCTTATATTTATCAGGACAGAATATATGTATTTTTGCCTTACCATTTTTTACCGAAGATACTCCTGAATTTGAAAAGTTATCATATGCTTCATATGGATTTTCTAATAATTTACCTTTATTATTGGCAGCCCAATAAATTATCATTGTATTATCTTCGTATTCACTCATATCAATAGTGTAACTAATATTAGCACCTACAGGATGTATAGTATTATTTATTAGTAATGTATTAGGTATGAATGATATACCTAAAAATGGTAGAAATGTTTCTTTTCTAATTGCTAAGAAAATAACACAAGCAATAATAAATATAGATATAACACGTATTATTGTATAACAATTGTCATCGAATAATATATATATACTTGCAAAGAATGAAAAAATCATTATAATTGCTATAGAAATAATATGTATATATAAATCATTTAAAAATATGTTATTTTTCATTGAAATCTATTATATTAAAAGAATAAAAATTGATTAGACATTATAAATAAATATAATATCATAAAAACTTATGTCTCAATCTGATAATTCTGACAGTGAAGATTATTGTTTAAACGACGAAACAAAAACAACTCAAAATATTTACTTTGATTTACATGACAAAATAATAGATAGAATGAGTAATAACAGTTATATGGTAAAATTAACAGGTAAAGAATTAATTCATTATGTCAAGAATTGGTGTTTCAATAGAACTTCTGATGATGATAAAATACAAGAATTGTATGATATTAAAAAAAATAGTGATACTGTTATTGAACCTACATGGATATTTACTTTAATTTATGACGAGATGTCTGATAATTTTGATAAACTCTATATGATTGACGGACAGCATAGAAGAGAGGTTATTAAAAAATTATTGGTAGATAACCCTTATTCAAAAGAAGAATATTACTGTATTGTTTATAATATTAATTATTGCGAAACAGACAATCAAAACTTAGCGATCGATTTATTTAAGAAAATTAATAATAATAAACCACTTAGTATTCCTGATATTCCCGATATGTATATTTGCGATATTGTTTATAATATCATTAATAATAATATATTAAATCCAAATAAATCTATTAAAATTAAAAAAGAAAATAATAAAGCAAATAATCCATATATTCATAAAAAAGAATTGTTTAATTTATTGAATAATAATATGAGTAAAATTAAGATGTTATCAAAAGATAAGTTTATTGAAAACTTAATAATTATTCGCAACAAATTATGCTTCAAAGAGTTTAAAGATTTATATAAACTTAATGATGATAATAAAAAAAAATATGATACGGCTAAAAAAATAGACTTCTGGCTTAATCTGAAAACTTCCAAATATCCTCCTGAAGAATGGATGAAATATATTACAGTTCCTCATGAATTAATTTAAATTATATATTTCATCAGCTATACCCATTTTAATACATTCTTCAGCATTAAATTGAATATCTTTTACGAGAATATCTTTTAAGTTTTTTGTATTTATTTTTGTTTTATTCATATAAATGTTATTGATGTGTTTTTGTATTTTAATACAATTATTATAATTATCTTCCATATATGCTAATTTTCCCCAAACTCCCGATCTTAATTCATGTATAAGAACATAAGAGTTTTTACATATATATCGTTTTACACCATGAACGCTTATAAGAGTACCTGCTGAAGAAACATTACTATCAATAACAGTATGAACTGGTATTGATAATTGTTCCATACAATCTATTATTGAAAAAGCAGATGTTATACATCCTCCGTCTGTAGTTAGATGGAGGAATATTTCTTCATTTATTTGATGAGTAATTTTTTTTGTTTTTACAATATTTACAAGCATACGAAGACTTTTACATAAAGCAAATGATGACTTTTTAGTAATATCAGAAGAAAAATATATGTGATTATTGATAACATATAGATAATCACAATCGCTCGTTTCTTCTTCTTCATTTTCTTCATCTAATTCCATTTTTCTTTTTTTTAAATGTTTATTATTCATTACAACAAAATAATGTGTATATTATATAATTACAATACGTTTTAATCTTATATATTATAATCATCAAATAATTCTTTTATAGATATTTCATTAATATTATATTTAAAATTATTATAATAAGGGTTTATTTTATCTGTTTCGAACATTATGTTAAATGTTTTCTTATTACAACATATCAAAATATTATCGCACATTGTTTTATTATTATAATCTATTTGTTTGTGTATATTTTCATTTTTGATAATATATATAGTGTCATAAAATATTCTATCGTTTTTATCGCAAAAATGCGGAAAGTTTTTTTTAATTATTTCAGGATTATCATATTTAGTTAAATTGTGTCTAAAGTCTAATATAGACAATGTTTGTATATTATGAATATATTGCAAATGCAAATCACTATCTGTTTTTGTGTTATAATTAAACATATTTATACCATTATATCTTCTTATTGCTGTATTTAAATATTCCTCAAGTTGTTGTGTTATATTGTTTGAAGATAATGAAAATGAAATTTTTCTATTTTTACTTTCTTCTTTTATAAGGAAAATATTATATTTGTCATATTTAATATCTAAACTAGCAGGAAAATGTTTTTTAATTTTTTCTCGTTTTGTATTATATGTGTATCCATCTTCTTGTTTTAATATTATAGTTATTTCATTTAATATATTTTTTGATTTGCTTTTAATATTTCTAAAGTTATTATATGATATTCTCATTTTTTTTAACATTTATTATTAATTATTACCTAAATTAATACTTTTTTTGTTTATATAGTATTTAAAAAAATAATATATATTATAATGACATAATTGTTACTTTATATAGATATGAATTGTGTTATATATAGTAGAATGTTTTACATTTATTCAAATCTTTCGATAAAGTGATTGAAAAAGTATTATTTATATATACATGTCAATTTTGCATTTTTTGACGTATAACGGAATCATATTAATAAAAATTGATATTAAAATATAATATGATTATTCATCTTATATTAGTAGTATAAATAATATGAAATTCATAATTAACATTACAAAGAAAATGTTGATTAATTTAACAAGAAAAATTAGAACTTATTATGAACCACCTATGCTTGGTAGATGGAGTGTGAAAGGTTGTAATAATAAAATGACTGATATTAACTCCATATATCAAAATAGAGATCATTGCGGAGATAATATATGTAAAACTCCTATAAAAGCTGAAAAATATATGAAATGAAAAAATATTTTAATTAAGGAAGAACATAATTAATATGTATATCGAAATGTTCTTGAAACATATGTATTAAATATAATAGCATATGCGTATATATTAAATAAGGATAATTAAGATAAAAATATCTATTTTTATTAATACCATAAAATACTAAACATTGCGATAATATCATTGGATGTTGTATATAACCATAAGGAAACTTTTCAATATATTTTTTATTTTTATTTACGTGTCCTAATTCAATCCCAAAATAACAACCATCAATACCTAATAAATATGATGAATATATACATATTATATTTCCAATAATTATTAAGGATATACCATATATATTATCATTTATATTTTGTAATGATGATATATATAAATAGTATAATTGTGACATTGATATTATTTTATAGATGATTACTTCATTTTTAAACTTCATATAATCCACATTATGACGATAATAATATGTTAATATATATCTAATATAATGAATGAATGATGAACCAATTAAGAATATATTATCATTTGTATTATAACTTAGTATATATAATGTAAAAATATAATATATATTACTATAATCTTTTGTTTTTATTAATTGATTTTTTCTAAATTGCCAAGGATATTCAATATAACCTTTTCTTACTATAAAGTCTGTTATATATACGTATATTAATGGTATTAAACTAATAATCTTATAATATATTTCTTTATCATATATAATATTTGATTTTAAAGAACTTGTAATAACGAGAGGTAGAATATAATATGTATGTTCTATAAATATATTTTTATATCCTGAAATATTAATATAACTACTTTGATATGTTGCTTCATTTGTAATATAATGAGATAGATCTTGAATTAAATATGAAAATATAAATATTATAATATTATATAAATATTTAATTTTTATTTTTTGAGAAGTTATTATCAAATTTGCAAGAATATATGTTGTCATACAAATAACATTATATGGTAAATCATAATATACTAATGAAATACAATAAAATAGTCCTATTATCTTGGTAATTATAAAGGTTCTAGTTATTTTATTAATAAAACAAGAAACAAGAATTATTAATAATGGTGTTGTAATAAGATGTATAAATATATTAATATAATTACTATGATACATATTAAAATTATTAGATAATTTCGTAAAACTTATTACATTATCTATAAATGTGTTATTATTTATCATCTTAATTATATTAATAATTAATATTTATATAAATGAGTAAAATTTATATTCTTTTGAATATCTTAAACCTTCAAAGATATAATATGTTATAACTTAATGAAAATAAATTGCGATTCACTTAGTATATTCTGCTACTTAAGGAAAACGAGTACATAATCTTTTTAATTTCTTAATATTCTTAAAACTTCTAAAACTTTTCAAAATAATTAATTATGTATTCAAAATATATTCACTTATAATATTTAAAAAACAATGTGATCTCTTAGTATATTATACTACTTAAGGAAAAACTAGTACATAATCTTTTTATTTTCTTAATATTCTTAAAACTTTAAAAATCTTTCTAAATAATTAATTATGTAATCAAAATATATTCTCTTATAAAAAAAGAATATTCTTTATGAATCTCATAGTATATTCTGCTACTCAAAATATATTCGCTTATAATATTTAAAAAACATTGTAATCTCATAGTATATTATGCTACTTAAGGAAAACGAGTACATAATCTTTTTATTTTTATTAATATTCTTAAAACTTTTTAAATCTTTCTAAATAATTAATTATGTACTCAAAATATATTCTATTATAACTTAATGAAAAAACATTGTAATCTCATAGTATATTATGCTACTTAAGGAAAGCGAGTACATAATCTTTTATTTTTATTAATATTCTTAAAACTTTTTAAATCTTTCTAAATAATTAATTATGTACTCAAAATATATTCTATTATAACTTAATGAAAAAACATTGTAATCTCATAGTA